TTGATGCTGGCCCGCCACTGGTTGAGCGTCGACACGAGATCACCCAGGGATCCCGGCGAGCCCACCGACGACTCGAACGACGTGTGCTGAGCCCCAGCCATCCGGGCGAAGTACGACATCCCGAAGGACCCCATCGCGCTGGACCGGGCCGACTTCTCCGCCGCGGTGACCTTGCCACCCTTGGCGTAGGCCCGCACCGGCTCCGCGCCGTCATCCATCATCCGCTGCGACTGGCCGGCGGGGTACACGGTCGAGCCGACGGGGAGCCGCACGATCTCGGGGCCCTGCTCGCCGACGAGGGAGAGACTCCCGCTGGTGGTGCCGCCATTGGCGTAGGCGCCGATGATGCCGCCGTGCGCGTTGGCCAGGACCGTGCCAGCCCCCTGCTGCTTGCCCTTGGAGACGTACTTGCTGTAGTTCGTCGTGGTGATGGTGACGTGCTTGTCCTTCAGCGACGCCAGCGCGGCCTTAGCGGCGCGGATCGACGCCTTCAACTGATCGATGTTCGCCTGGACCTTCGCCTTCCGCGAGTCCGGGACGCTCTTCAGCTGCTCCTTCGCCGTGGCCAGCTTCGCCTTGAGGTCATCAAGGTTGCCCTTCAACCGGGCCGTCTTATCCGGCGCCTTCAGGATCTGCGAAGCCAGCTTCTGCGCCTCAGCCCTGTTCAAGCCCATCGCCTCGGCGGTCGCAATGAGTTTGCTGCGGCCCCGGTCGTAGATCTTGTTCACCGTGGACCAGGAGGCCCCCGACTCCCGTGCCGAAGCCGTCGCGCTATCGGTCTTGGCCGCCAGATCCGACAGGGCCTGAGCCTCATTGCGGGCCTTCTCCGTGCCCAACTGGAGCTGGCCGTTCTTCATATTCAGCGCGCGACCGTTGTCCTTCGCCGCCTTCGTCGCCGCGTCGATCGCCGCCTCGAAGCCGATCTCGCCGTCAAGGCCCTGGCGGTTGACGTCATTCAACGCCTGAATGGACTGCCTGAGGCCGTCAGCGCTGACTTTCTGTGCGTTGAGTTTCTTCTGGACGTCCAGTGCCTGCCGCCCGAACAGGCCCATACTGTCGGCGGCGAGCTGCTGCTCGAACGCCGTGTCGGCGAGCGCGGACTTGTAGTCGTCGAGCTGGTCCTTCAAGCCCTTCGTCGAGTGCCCGGCCTTGCCCGTGGCCTCCACCGCCCGGTTGAACGCAGCGTTCGCCAGGTCCGCGTTACCGCCCTTCACCAAGTTGGCGAGGCTCTTATCGAAGGCGTCGACATCCTTCTTCGCGTCCGCGACGGGGGTGGAGTCCATGCCGACCAGGCCAACGAGGAACTGCTGCACCTTGTCCGCGTTGCTCGGGTTGGCGAGGGTGTTGATGGAGTCGGCCAGCCCCGACAGATCCGCACCATACGAACGGAGCGCCTCCCCTGACGCCTTGCCCGTGCGGCCGAGGTTGCCGATCGCCGTCGTCATCTTGTCGACGTCCGGGGGCGCCTTCTTCCCGATCTCCGACAGCTTCGTCAGCACAACTGCGACCGCAGCGATCCCCGCTACTACCACCGTCGCCTTCGCCGCCGTGCCCAAGCTGGCGAACGCCGCCCGCAAGCCGGCCAGCCCGCCACCCGCGCCGGCCGCGGCGGTGCGCAGCACCCCGATCTGCGTAGCCAGCGTGGTGACGCCCCCCGCAGCAGCGCCCAGCCCGGCTCCGGCGAGCTTGATGAGCTTGAACGCGGTGTACACCTGCATCAGCCGCGTGATCACTTCGGTCGGGACCGCCGCGACGAGCTTCGCGAACGCGTTCACCAGTGTCAGTAGTCCCGGACCCGCCTGTGCCGAAGCTTCCAGGAGATTCACTACGGCCTTGCTGAGGTTGGTCAGTGTGTCCTTCACCGCGGGGCCGTTGGCCTTGGCGTAGGCGAAGAACTCCGCGAGCGGCCCGTTGGCTTTCCCCTCGGACAGGACCCGGGAGAAGTGCAGCGTCTCGTCGACGGCCTTCTTCAGCGAGTTATTCGCGAAGTCCGAGACCTTTTTCGACAGGGTGTCGAACGCCGTCGAGTTGACGCCGCCACCGGCCGCCGTCACCAACCGCGACAGCTGGAGACTGGATTCCTCCACCATCGGATTCAGCTTCGGCAGGATCCCCTGCAACACCGCGAAGGAACGGGTGACCGGCACCATCGTGAAGTCGGACAGGCCGTCCGACCAGCCCTTGTACTTCTCGCCCAGCACCTGGAACGCCAGCGCCGCCTTGTACGTCGCCGGGGGCATCCCGGCCACGCTCGCCTGGTATGCCTTCTGCGAGGTGACGGCGGTCTGCGACATGGCCCCGGTCTTGGCCACATTGGTCTGGTAGGTCTTCTGTGCTTTCGCTGCGTCCGCGAAGCTCTGGATCTGCGGGACGATCGCCGCGCCGAAGGCCGCGACCGCAGTTCCGGCGGCAGCGGCCTGGACGGCGATCGGCGCCAGCGCGGCGGCGACAGGGATCGCTGCCGGTGCAAGGGAGATCAGCGCGGCCTTGAGGTCCCCGAACGCCCCCGCGCCGCCGGAACTACCGCCCCCGCCGCCGTTGAGACCGCCCCGCAGCCCCCTCAGGCCGTCGCCGGCGCGGCGGGCGGAGCCGTCGAGTTCGTCCATCTCGGTGCGCAGGGTGCGGGTGCGGTCCGTGAGGTCGCCGAGACGGCCGTGTGCGGCCTCGGCCCGGGTGGACATGGTGCGTAGGCCGTTGCTGACGCCGGTGGATCGGGTGCGGAGTTCGGCGAGCGCGAGGTTGGCTTCCACTGCGCGGTCGCGCAGCGTCCGCAGGGCGCGGCTGGCGGACTCCGCGCCGTCATGGAGGCTCCGCAGCGCCATGGACGCGGCGGTGGCCCGGGCGGTGAGGGTGGTGAGCGACTGCCCGGCGTTCTGGGCGTTCTGCTTGAGCTGCCGGAGGGAGGTGTTGACCGCGGTCAGGCCGCCGGCGGTCTGGTTGCCGACGTGGACGCGGATCTCAATGTCATTGGCCATCGTCTGTCCCTCCCTCCGGGGTACCGAGTCGTTCGATTTCTAGGAGTTGCAGCAGCTCGGCGTCCTCGTCGTAGAGCTGGCTGGGCAGGCAGTGGAAGCGTTCGCAGAGGCTGAGGATCAGGCGGGCACGGCGGTAGGCGGCTGGGGGGGCGACAGTGGCTCCATCGGAATCGACGCCACCGCCGACAGTTCGCCATCGGTTGAGCTCGGCTCCAAAGGGGCTGGGACTCCGCCTTGCAGGGCTTCGACCCAGTCGGTGGCGAGGCGCAGCATGAAGTCCTGGTCCTGCGCGTACACCACCTCGCGGGTGGTGGGGACGGGGGTGCCGTCCTCGTCTTCGAGGTTCCAGGAGATGAGGTTGTCGGCGAAGCGTTCGAGTTGGTCCGCGAGGGCGGACTTGTCGACGTCGCCGATGCCCATGAGTTCGAGGAACCCTCCGAGGCTCTGGCCGCGGAGGGTGACTTCGAGGCCGTCGTACTCGGGGTCTCCGGGGAAGCGGAGTTCGATGAGCTTCGGCTTCTTGCGGTAGCCCACGGTCAGGCCCCTTCCTAGAGTGTGCCAAATTGGGGCATTACGCCCAGGTTGGTACCGCGCCGTCAGCCAGGACGCCGGGCACGGCAAAGGTGAGCGCCCCGTCGTCCGCACGATTCAGCGGGTAGTCGGTGAAGAGCATCTCCATGGCCAGCGTCTTCGCCGACACGGTGAGGGTCACCGTGCGGTTCACCGACGTGGACGGCACCGTCTTGAACACGTCGTGCGACATGTTCGACGCCGGGTTGAACACGCCGTTTCCGGTGAACGAGCCGTCCGCGAGCAGGAGCAGGCGCTCCATCGCGCTCTTGTCGATGCCCGTGATGTCCTGCACTGCTCGCGGGGTCGCGAACTGGATGGACGTGAAGTCGTTCTTGATGGCCTGCGCGGAGCCGCTCGAATCGTCGATCGAGCACGTCGTCCACCCAAGTCCGCTGGACTTCGCCAAGGTACTCAGCCCCTCTCGTGTTGCTGCTTCACGGCGAGCTGGTGCTCACCGAAGTCGTCCACCCAGTCCGCCGGCCGGGCGTGCTGCCGCTGCCGGCCGGTCGGGTTACCGCGCCAGTCGCCGTCCCGGACGATGTACAGCTCCGGCTTGTCCAGCCGCACCCGATGCTCAGCCGCAGCGAAGCAGGCCTGCCCGGGCTCGAACAGCAGCCATGTCTCACCTGGGGCGACGCGCTGCTCCCGATACCGACGCCCGCTGTTCTTCGCCGTGTGCAGGAGGTCCGGGGCGAGGGACTCGACGCGGGTCCGCCAGCCCTCGACGTAGTGCGGGCACGCGACTTCGGCGCAGGTCGCCTTCCGGAAGTGGGTGCTCCGCGGGGCTTGGATCTGGAACGTCTTGTAGGCCTGCACGGGAAGACCCGGGTCGATACGGAACATCAGAAGACCACCGCCGTGTCATTTCGGATCACGGAGACCGCGAACACCGCGTTGGTGAATGTGCCCGTGGTGACGACCCTCAGGTACCGCTCGACGGTCTGCCCGGACGCGGTCGCGATGCGCTGCGAGGTGATGCCCGTCGCTGCGGTGAATGCGCCGCCTGTCACGTCGGCGAAGGCGTCTCCGGCGCCGTTGTCCGAGGACTCCTGGAGTTTGACCGTGACGCTGGTCCCTGCGAAGCCTGTGAAGACGTGCAGGTAGGCCTGCAACCCGAAGGCGGTCGAGCCGGTCCCGAAGTCCACCGACGTGCCGTTGGTGGCCGTGGTGTCCGTGCGCTGGCCGGCGGTGAGGGACTTGCCCCACTCCAGTCCATAGGCGTTACCCTGCGCCTCGACGGCGAGAGTGAACGATCCGTCGTCGCCGCGGTTGCCGTCGTAGCCGATCTGCTTGGCCACAAGGTTCGCGGACGGATCACCGAGGGACGTGCCCCGGAAGTAGCTCGCGATGATGTCGGTGGTCGGCAGGGCGGAGTAGCGGGCGTGTGCGCCGGTGAGCAGGGTGGGGTTGAAGTACGACACCCAGCTCATGAGGCCGTCGCGCTTGCCCCCGATGCGCTCCATCGCGTACTTGTTGATGCCCGTCACCGGGATCGGCGAGTTCGGCCCGCTGATGTTGCCGAGGCTGTTGGTGTCGCCAGACAGGTCGTACCCATCCACGAAAAAGTTGTCGCCGAGGCCGGACTGCTTCGCCACCTACGCCACCTCATCCCACAAGTCGTTAACGATCACGGGCACGCTGATGGTCATGACGCGCAGCGTCACCCCGGACAGCGGCAGGTACCCGGCCCGCGCGTCCAGGCCGGGGCCGTGCCGACCGAAGACGTCGATATCCCGCACGTCATCGCCGCCGCCGAGTTGGAAGTCGCCGACGTAGGCCCGCACGAGGGCGTCCGTCGCGAGCGTCATGTTCGGATCGATCGCGTCGGTCGGGAGTTGCTCGGCCGAGGTGTACAGGCGCACCGCCAGCCCAAGCCGGGCCGACGCCGACGCCAGCCCAGAGCTCCGGATCGGTGCGAGCGTCTCCACCCACACGGCCGCAGTCAGTCCCGGCACGGCAGGGCTCAGCGGTTCGCCGCCGTTGACCTGCTCGAACCAGCCGCTGGCGGCGGCGTGGGAGATAACCGTGTTGAGGATGCTGTCGATTCCGATGGTCACTCGAACCGCCCCTCTCGGCGACGGATCCGACTGATGGTGGTTGCGCCGACACCAAGGGCTTCGGCCAACTCCTTGAGGCTCTTGCCCGGGTTGGCGCGCACCCACAAGACGTCGGCCTCGGTGAGCTTCACCTTGCGACTGTTCCTCGCCTGCTGCTTGCCCGTGGCCCAGCGGCAGTTGCCGGGCTCGTAGCCGCGGTTGTTGTCGACACGGTCGATTGACATCCCGGCGGGGTGTTCGCCCATGTCGGCGAGGAAGTTCCGGAAGTCACGCCACCGCTCGCAGACCGTGATGCCGCGGCCGCCGTAGTCGGGCCAATCGGCGTTGTTGGGGTTGGTGCAGCGCTGGACCATGGCGGCCCAGATGTAGTAGGTGGAAGTGCCCTGCCGCTGCTCACCGCGACTCCGCGCGTGGCCGTGCTTGGTCCGATCCCGCGACATGCGCTCGCGCGCCTCGTCGGAGATGACGCGCGGCAGCGCCCTCATGGCGGCGGAGCGATTCCGCTCC